CCTTTACTGGCCGTGTTTCTGAGTTCACTATCGACAATGCGCCTAACGCAGAAGCGAAATGCACATTCACGATTCACCCAAGAGGTAATCAATACGGTTGGTCAAATAACACTTAATATATGAATCCGACAATAAAAAATAATAACGATTTAGCAAACTATTTGACATACCTTGCTGGTCAAGCCGATTCTGGTGTTAAAGATTGGTTTGGCTGGCAACAACAAAAGCTGATGGGAGTTGATCTGGCATATCAGATCGCTTCCAATCATGCCGACAAACTAACACCAGACGAAATTACTTTATTCGTTAGAAAACTCAATAATTCCATATTTGAGAATTTAATTAAGCCAAAATGAAAACAACTTTCAAATTTGAGGGATTCCAAGAATTTGAAGAATTGATTAATCAGATTGAAGATGATTTTGGCCCTAAAGACCAAAACAATATTTTGCGTAATGGCGCAAGAAAAGCTATGAAGCCAGCATTAAACACCGCTAGAGAGTTGGTGCGTAAAGATACTGGTCAGTTAGCGACAACCCTACAAATTGAAGCTAGGAAGCCTACAAACAAGGATAAGCACTCTAGGTATGTCAGCCCTACTGAAATCGTCATAGCGAGGGTTTCTGTAGCCCCTGGCAGTAAGTTTCACCCTAAGACATTCCATAATCTACACAGCGGCAAAGGTGCAATTAAACAATATGCCGTAATGGATGCCAGAACGGTTGCCAATGAATTTGGTACTGCTAAAATGCCAGCAAAGCCGTTTTTGCGCCCAGCTTTAGAAACCAATTCGCCAGCAATCCTAGATTCATTAAGCAAGGATATGGGCGGGGCATTAGAGAAATATAGATCAAAACACATGAAGGATATGACATGAGCCAATTTGCAAATGCTTTAGGCAAACGATTTGTTGAAAATCAAGATTTAGTACGCACCCGTTCATTTGACATGAATGGCCACACTTTTCAGATTAAAGTACCAACTACATTGGAATTTGAAGCTATTTCTGAAAGAATTAAACAAGTTGATGAAGATAAAGTTAATAAATATTATTTAGAATTATCTACGCCATTTATTGAAAATAAAAAAGATTTTGAAAAAGAAGGCGTTGATTTTCAAGAAAATGATGTATTTATTAAAGGCAGATCATTAAAAGAAACTGCCAAAAATAAAGTTATTACTGAAAACCGTATTACCGAAATGTTTAAGTTAATCGTGCCAGAAGATAAATCTTTTGATATGAATACTATTACATACGATATGGTTGAGGAATTATTCCCATTCTCTATTCAATTAGAGGTTGTGGACAACATCACTAAAACAATTAGCCCAAGTTACGAATCCGCAAAGGGAAAGTAACTGGGTCGATCCGTAGGCAAACAAAGGCTTATATCCTTGCACACGGGTCTGACCCGAACCAAATAGACGAAGAAACATTTACCGACATTTGCATAATGTATGCAGATGGGCTAATTGGCAATCGTGCAATTCTGGAAGTATTAGGCACATTGACGGCTGGTCAATTTAATTCAATGTTGCCAAAAGGTAAGCCAAGCTATAAATTACAAGATATAATACCTAGAGTGTATGGGTATATTTACCCGCCATTAACAGAACAGGATAAGAAGGCGCAAGTTAATGAGCAATTATTAACATTTATGTTAATGAATCCAAAAGCACCAAAAAGTCTGTTCAAAGGAAAATAAATGGCAAATATCGCAAGTCTTGGGGTTAAGTTAGGCATAGATACAGCCGACTTTACACAAGGCATCGAAAAAGCCAAAGAAGCCTTACAGAATTTCAAAGAACGGGCTAGCGAATTACTGTCCGTTGCCGCATTTGCTGAAATGACAAATAAGGCGATGGAATATGCAGATTCCGTTGTTAAAACAGCAAAAGCCAATGATGTAGCGGTTGCATCCGTTTTAAACCTATCATCTGCGTTGATGAAGAATGGCGGGGATGCCGAAGAAACCAGCCGTATTTATTCTGGATTTACTCAAAAAATTGAATCTGCCGCATTAGGTAGTGGCAAGGTTCAAGAAGCATTTGCCAGGTTGGGTGTTTCCCTAAAAGACCTTAAAACGCTATCTGAGGAAGATTTATTTAACAAAACCGTACAAGGTCTTGCAAAAATGCAAGATTCTGCGGAACGAAACGGTTTGGCATTTCAAGTTCTTGGTCGTGGTATCAGGGGCGTTGATATTAAAGGATTGGCGGCAGACCTTGTTGAAGGCAAGGGCGAGATGGACAAATATGCCCAAGCCGTTACCCAGGCACACGAATTAAGTATTAAATTAAAAGAAGCATCACATCAGCTTACATTGGAATTTACTAATGCAGTATTCCCATCGTTGTTACAGCTTTATGATGCATTGCATAAAGATGCTACTGCTATACAGTTTTTTGGCGAAGTATTGCAAACAACGGCTGAAACCGTTGCCGTAGTCTTTAAATATACGGCCACAGTCATTGTTGGATTTTTTACAGAAATACAAGGCGTTATTGCGGCCACCACCGATGCTATTCACGGTGACTTTTCTAAAGCATTGCAAGACCTAAAAGACTATGACGATAAAGTCAAAAAGATGGCTGAATCCGATGAGGAATTTGCCCAAAAGATTTTAAATCGTTCAAAAGAAACACCAAAGCAAGAGCCACAACAAGAGGTAAACAGACCAGTTACATTTGCTGGCGAAAAACAATTATTGCAAGCGCAAGATTTATCTAAAGAGTATGCAAGGCAAGCGGCCATTCAGTTTCAAATGTTATCCGCTAAAGAAGCTGAAACACATCTTACTAAAAATCAAAAAGATTATGTTTCTGAAATTACCAAAGTGCTTACAGAAATGCAAAAGGCTTTGGACAATGTTGATAAAAAGATTGCCACAACCGATCCATCAACTGCCGCTGGTCAAGCTGTAATTAAAGCCCTTAAAGAGCAAAAACAACAAATTATTGACACCGCAGAAACTTATGTCCAAAAGACAGAAGATGAAGTATTAGCAACGCAAAAATTACAGCAATCATTTAGTTATGGTTGGCAAAAAGCATATGAACAATATGTAGAGAATTCAAACAATGCGGCAATGCAAGCGCAACAAATGTTTTCTGCTATTACCAATTCAATGACCAATGCTTTAGATAAATTTGTTGAAACTGGTAAATTAAATTTTGGCGATTTGGCTAAAAGCATTATTAACGATATGTTAAAAATTGAACTTCATGCCCAAGAAATGAAATTATTTCAAGCTATTGGCGGTGGATTTGGTGGTTTGTTTGGCGGTGGTAGTGGCGAAGCAACCCAATATTCTGCCGATTATATGATGGCCGCTGGTGGTGGTGACATTCCAGCGGGTATGCCTACTATTGTTGGTGAAAATGGCCCAGAATTAATTGTTCCGCAAACAGGCGGTACTGTAGTGCCAAACAATAAATTGGCTGATGTCATGGGTGGTTCAAATCAACCATCTGTAATGTATAACGGCCCTTATATTGCTAATATGTCGGCTATTGATACGCAATCAGCTACGCAATTCTTGGCTAGAAATCAAAACGCAGTATGGGCGGCCAATCAATCTGCCCAACGATCATTACCGCAAAGTAGATAAACATGGCAGATATAAGCACGATTTTGACAATGTCAGAACAAGTAACAATTATGGATCAACGATTGGTTGGTCAAACTATTAGTCGTAACCAGCGTATTTCTACATCAGAAATTGTTACTGTTATCCCATTTCAATTTACTTTTAAGCCAAATGCATATCAGCTTTATAGTCAAAATCGTAATCTATTGGCTAATTTGCGCTACTATGATAAATCATTAGAGCAATACCTTAATTTTGGCTCTACTGGCTGGGTAAACTACATTGCTTATCAAGGCAATATGACCCCTACACAGATTTCAGCTTGTCAATGGGAAACCGCATCTGCTGGCAAGAATTTAGTATTAGGCAATTTGCCATCCATATCTTCAACATCTTATATCGTAAAGGCTGGCGATTTTTGCCAGGTTGATCGTTATGCTTATATTGCTACCGCTGATGTTATGCGTGGTTCTGGGACTACCGTTACTATTCCTGTTCACCGCACCTTATTAACAACCTTAGTATCACCAGAAAATGCAGTTATTGGTCAATATGGCACAACCGTTGCATTAGGCGGCAATACTTATACGGGAATTACTTTCCCAATTATTTTGCAACAATATCCAACTTATAATTTGATCCCAATGACCAATGACAGCTTTATACAATGGTCAGGGCCATTTAAAGCATTTGAATCGGTATTATGAGCCAAGTTATAACACCAATACAAAATACTAACAATATTCGATATGCGGATTTTGTGCGTATTGTTACGCCATCTACAGAATATCGGTTTTCTACTGCGCCAACGGCTATTACCGTACCAGCGGTGGATTCACAGCCTTTTGACGGATTAGGTCAATTAATTGGTATTGGCAAGGTTCAACGGGATATTAAATCTACTGCCAATCAAACCACTATTACTTTGATCGGTATTGATACAGCCCTTTTGGGTGTGGTGCTAAATGGAAATCTTAAAGGCGCACAAATTACCATGTGGAAAGGATTTTTTGATACCGCTGGCAATTTAATTACATCTGGTGGTGCTGGCGGTCTTTATCAGTATTTCTATGGATTTATTAATACTTTCAACATTGGCGAACAATGGATGGAAGAAGTGCGTATGTATGTGGGTACGGTTACAGTAAGTGCCGCAAACATTCAAATGATTTTACAAAACAGAACAGTTGGTCGATTTACTAATGATGCAAGTTGGCAATACTTTACGCCAGGTGATACATCAATGAATAGAGTTGCCACTATATCAACAATTTATTATGCTTTTGGCAATAATACATCGCAAGGAAATACTCAAATAACAGGAAATCTTATTGGTGGTGGAATTCCAGGGATTGCGGCTGGATGATTAGGTTTGCAAATAAATTTGATTTTGACGCAATTTACAAAATATTAGAACACTTTTGTAAAATTCACCGATTTGAAATATTAAAAGATGAAGCTAAATGGTCAAGAGAATATGTAGGAAAACAATTAAGTATGGTTTTGGCTGGTGCTGGATTTATATTAATTGCAGAAGATTTAAGTGGTGTTTTAGTTGCAATGAAAGCCCCTTGTTTTTTTATTGAAGGCGAATATTCATTGCATGAAATTATTTGGCATAGCACAAATGACAAAACATCATTAAAGTTGTTTAAGAGGTTTATTGAAATTGGTACAGAAATGAAGAAAACTGGCGAAATAAAAGAAGCTCATTTTTCTTGTTTTACTGATTCTGATTTCAGTAGATATGGTGCAACTAAGTTACAGAACACTTGGAAGATATAGTATGGGTGGCGGTGGCGGTGTAATTGGTGCGATTATTGGTGCAGTTGTTGT